CTCAAGGTATCTTTTTCAGAGGGCCCTTTAACCCGGGGCGTGGGTCACTACTTAATTAAGTAGTAAAGTGGTTTCAATATATCATACTTGTAGTACAATTTTGATATTGCATTCACTAAAGTCAGATAATCTGAAGTAAAACCAACATACTTCAAAGCTCCTATATAACCCAAAACATATATATCTGAAAATCCAAATCTCCTAAATGGTAGATCACTCTTCTGTTTCTTCCTGGTTAGTTTAATTTTCAAATCAGACGTTAATCCTGAGGTCGCCCGTGTGTACTCAATATATTGTGCCCAGGTTGGAGTCTGTGTGTTGAAAACCTCAAAAATCGTTGGCATGCGCTGATTATCAGTATTCACTCTATCCCAAACGTTAACTTTAGTTATTGTGACTTTCTCAAACATATTCTTAGGCAAAGGAAAACGTTTAAAACGATTTCCACTTGATTTCAAATTCAAAGTTTTACCCCTGAATTTAAATTCACTATCCGTCAATACTGGTACAAGCCCAAAGCCGCCTAACGCTGGAGCAGTGTGCAGCCATTTATATATTAGATCTTTGCTCCAATTCAATTTACTAGACATCGCTCTCCATATATCATCAATCATAACCTGCTCGTTCACTAAGCCAAACCTATCATACACTTCTTTCCAGGTGGAAGCTAACGTCGTCAGTTTTTCAATTGGTGAATTATCTTTAAATGTGGATGGAAATGCCCACGCCAAACTTGAAAAAGCTCGAGCTGGATACTGATATACATTACCTGCAGTTATTACCTGTTTCAAGAATTCAGTAACCCCCGGCTTAAACCAATTTTTTGTGACATTCACATCTAAGCCTGTCGGTTTATAATAATGACTAATCTCATTTAAGTCCGGTTCTTCACGTGCTATAATATCTCCATCATCTCCTTGCGCTAACACACTTTTATACTTCCCACCAGACACATCTTCTAAATACATTTGCCCTACTAAGTTAAACAAACTACCCAAGAATGCCGTAGCATATAATCCAGATGGTAATCCTTTATTCCATTTTCCAACATTATTACCTTCGCTATCAAAAACATCTATTGTTGTGAGCAATGAATGTATTAGCTTACTATTATATAAATAATCACCATCTAAATTATTATCACACCATTTTTGGAAAGCATTGAAATACTTAATCGATATGGTCTGGTCGAACGAGTCAAAATCAATCGGTACATGCATTTCATTACTCCTCAGACTGACAGATATCCTATCGTACTTCGATTCACTGGTTTGATACGCACCAAGCTTATCACTCAAGCCGACACAAACATTCAAAATGTAATCTATGTAATATTTTTGCCTTACGTACATCCCAAAGGGTGCATTTACTATGAATCTACCTTTTGGCCCCTTTTCGTCAGTTTTAACAAATGCACGCAGACCATCATTATATATATTTGTCTTAGAAGCTGCTGCCAGCAATTGCTTGTCACTCAATGACAAAGCGGTACCCAATTTAGTTCTAACTTTATCACCTTCAATCTTCAATTGTGAATATTTAGAAGCACCTTGATTAATCCATGGCCATCTCGCAATTAAATAATCCTTAAAATTCTTATACCCTTGCGATCTGACCCCAAACTTAATTGGTACGCCCAATATTCTGTTCATGTATTTCAAAATTACATCCTCACTCAGCTCACATCTCTCTTCACCTTTAACAAGCCACCTTTCAACTACCTCTTTTGGATCCCCCTTATAATTACGTTGCCAATTCTTCGGATAACCGATCAATGTATTAATATCCACCAGCTTGATCCAATCTCGTTCTTGATACAGACCAGAAAGAACACGCTTTGTATACGTATTCAACTCAGATCCAAATTTCGCAAAAGATTTAGCATCTAACTTAGCTAATATTACCGCAATCGATCTACCATTCGTGAACCCACAGTAATCTCTGAAGTAACTTGTTGCCACAGAAAGAAAAGTGCCATCATTAATAGCTTTACTTCGCACCACACCAATATTTTCCCACTCAAAATATTTCTTATTTTTTACCACTCTACTTAATTTATTTTCTTTAACAAAACTTGTTAAGTAGTTTTGTACAGCGATCTCTATTTTATTCTTGCCTGTACGTGCAAGTGACATCGATAGTCTATCACTTCTCGCTCTTCTCAGATCCAAGGGATGTAAGCCCTTGAAAAAGAAATAAATCGCTATCATCGACGGACACAAACTCATCTACTTCACTCATAATCATTTCAAGCCCTGCCTTCTTAATAGGCACAGAGTAAACTAATGGATAAACAATTTTCGCAGATGTACCATAACTATTCCATTGCATCGGTTTTGGAGTTACCAAAATTGAATCATTTGCATCACCATAATTCCAACCATTTGCAGTATACTCGTTATATTGCCAAGCAACTTGTGTATTCGTTAGCAATTGAGTGTCATTCAGTAAAACTAACAAATTTGTGCTATCAAACCATGGGAAGCGTTTCGCGCTGTCAAAGACAGTACAAATGTTATTCCCCTCTGCTCTCTTCATCATTACCTTGCTCTTTTGATTCTCACCGAAGAAACGTTTCATTTTTGTCGATAAACCAAGCGGGTAAGGAGTATGTCTAGAGAAGAACAGTGTCGACCCACCAATTGTGGTTTGCGCCGTAATCTGAGCCCAAAAATAATTAACATAAGCTAAACCAACAGCCTTAATCTCACATCCGAAAATATCCTTTGGATATATTTTTGGTGCATTAGGCATCAGCAAGTTTATATCAAATCTATCACCTACCTGTGTGTAATCAATTACTTGATTGTATTCCAACTCTGACATATGAACTCTATCCTGCATACCAGTACCAATAACATACATCAAGCCAGTTAACGCGTTAATATTGAATAATGTTTGGGCGTATGTACTATTCACTCCAAGTGTGAAAAGCACAGCGTCATCCGGGCTGTATGGTAACGTCATTGTTGCTGTTGGTGCATATATATACCCCCCAGAATTTGAGGGATGCACTTGTAATTCCATAAGACTTGCCTCACAATGAATAATCTGATTGATCGCTGTGAAATTAGCGGACTTGACATTACTTACACTATAATATACCCCTAAGGAATCCTTCCATAATGGCCTCTTTCTATAATTTTTCGCGCTAGCTGCACATAAGACCCTCGCAAATTGTGATCCACTACACCATCTAATCATTTGTAGCAATGAAGAACGAGTTAAAGTATTATCAACAGTAATCGCTCCACCGACCATAGTGTCAAACAATGAACCCAAAGCAGTATAAGTATTTAAAGTAGAATCAGCGAACCCGTTATATGGTATTGTCAAAGTACCCGCTGATATGTTCCCTGTATTAATTGAATCTAATACCACGAAAGTTATATAGAAATCACCTGATAAAGAGCCAATTGGCAAATTGTATGCATTAAAACAGCAGTTAGGCACCCAAACACCCGTACCAGGTTGATCTGTATTTTGAATTGTTGCAGTATAACCAGTAAAAGCCAAAGCATAATTTAGAGCATCGAAACCGTTCGTTATCATAGTTTTGGTTATAGGTACAAAAACATGTGCACCTACATTGGTTGCTTCTACTATGGTTCCCAAGCTTGTTAGTGCCGTTGCATAAGAAGGAGATATTCCAAGCGCCAAATATTGAGCTAAAGAAATCCACTGCCAATAAATCTCCGGGATTGGATTAACAGGAACTCCAGGCCAAATCTCATTCTGCCCATAAGCGATCGCTGAAGTATGAGGAGTGAACACCCCTCCCGTATAATTATAAGGCACATCATAGACATTCAAATCATCAACTCCTCTATACATGTTTCCCATTGTGCACGCACTCGATAACCAGTCCATAGCTTTAACCATCGGTAAAATCGGTGGCACCAAAGATTGCTGCTGAATTTTACTCCAAGCACCGAAAATTAACATTTTTGATAAATCTGAGTATCCACCAGGTATTGAATTACTTTGTAACGGAACAATTTCACGGAATATACTCAGATTTGGATTAATTATATCTTGCAAACCCTTCTTCACAACTTCAGTATAAGCAAAGTCAATTGCCATACCATTTGGATCTGTTCTTGTTGCACCAATATAATTTTGCGATGAACCATAGTAAGATGGATACGTACCACTTGTTTTGTCATAATAATTTAATAACCTACCGGCCGTTATGGATGGTCTATAAGGTGATCCAACTAATGATAAATTGTTAGCATAAGCATTTTTACTACTATACCCACCTATCAAGGTATTAATAGTGTTAAATAACGTAATGTTAGGTGTTCTTTGTGTTGTTGCCGCATAAGCGGACTTTAATAT